CCGAATCGCAGCAGCAAGCTGCAATATGGCCACCGTTACCTCGTCAGCGAACGGGGCCGACCTGACAACGCCATCCGCCTCAACCGTGGACAATTTCGCCTCCATGAATCCGGACATGTGCAATGGACTCGATGTCATTAGTGATCACTGTCGCCAGTTCGCCCAAATTAACGACCAGGAAGGCTATTCGATCAATCGTCTCTTTGGTCACGCCCTTGTCGTCGACATCATTCAATGCCAGCGCGTGACCAACCGCCGAAAGCCCTGACGTCAGCGCCCGGATGGCCTCAAGTCCTGACTCGATATATTCAACCTGCTCGGCATCGGTTCCCGTCAGGCGAGAGACGGTTTTCCCGCCTTCGTTATCAAGCCGGGCCTCCACCCTGTCCAATTGGTAAAACGCTGCCAGTGATTCGAGACTCATGATGTTTCCCCTAGTCGCGCTTTCAGGCGCATGATTTGCATTGTTTTGGCTTCGCTGGTGACGCTGATTGCCGCCGCTATTGCATTGATCGATGCCGAGAAGCCGCAAAGCATCTCGAACAACGAATCGGCATTCTGAAACGTTCCTGCGCTGCCCTTGGCTTCGTCTTCAGCAACCAGGCACGCAATGCCTTCCATTGTTTCGGCGACCGACCCTAGGTTCATTGCCAATGGCTCGGCCGCACTTGCCAGCGATTCAAGCGCCTTTTCGCTCAAGTCCCTGCGTTCCGACCACAGAATCTGGATGACCCGGGCCGCGCTCACGATGCATCCCCCATGTTCCGCAATGCGGCCGCGCAGGTTGAGAGCAGCACCGACAGTCCATAGTCTGCGGCGCTGTCCGCCTCCACGGTCCGATCATTTTCCAGAAAACAGGCCAGTGCAGTAAGGGCTGAAGAAACGCGGTAGGTGTTGCCGTCCGCGGTAATCATCGGGTTGTAATGCTCTTTATCGACTCCGGTCAGGGCTGGTTTTTTGTCGGTCACTTTGTCACCTCCATTGCAGCGATGCAGGATTCGATAATCATCCCAACACCGTGGGCTGTGTGCTTGTTGAGACCCACGCCATTGGCTACAGCGGGGATGGCGTCGGCAAGGAACATCAACGTGCTGCGGATGTTGTAAGCCGTGTCTTCGCTCCATTCGCCATGCTCAAGGAGCGGATTCGTGTTTTTGACGATGGCTGAGCTCATGCTTCACCTGCCATGCACTTGGCCGACTTCTCGACGTGGATGGTCGCATCGGATTCCGCCGATTCCGCGAGGTATTCGCCAATTGAGGCAAGTTGCGCCACCGTGTGGAAATTGGCAGAGCGCTTCCCGGCCATTGCGTTGTCGACGTCTTCACTGGAAAGTTTATGGATTGCGGACATCAGGCCGCCGAACCAATCCGCATAGGACTTGTACATGCCGGCGCAGTTGCTCCACTCTACCGCTGCCGCTTTGACTGCTTTGGTCATAGTTCGCCTCCTTCGGTTTCGGTAAATCGCGGCTCGATCGCGCGGACAGCGAGCTGCAGTTCGACCAGGATGGCGGCCGAGTCTTCGTCATTCGGACTGGCGACAATCACGCGACGGGCTGACACTTGGCTGCATGCATATATCGCTGCACGCACCAGCCGCTCCTCTTCGGGCCGTGGGCGAACGCCGTTCCTTGCCTGATCATGTGCCCTGGTGATCTGCTGGTTCGCGTTGATAGACGCGCTCACGGTCACCGGTGAGTCAGTCTCCGGGTCGGCCGCATTGAAGCTATCGGCCATGACCGGCGCAATGACTGAACAGAATGCGGCTTTGCGTGCCTCGCACTCAGCAAGGCGCTGCTCGACAGCAAGCCCGATGATTTCATCCAGGGCGTTACTCAGCAGGTGATGGCGGCTTGACTCTCTTGCACATTGCCGATTGCGGCAATCAGTTCGCGCGCATCGTGGATGCCGGCAGCCGTCGCTTCGTGAGCGGACAGAAGGCGCAGGCGCTGGGTGCTGGGTGCTGACATGATTATGCATGGCCGGCTCCCTTCATGCGCAGCTCGGCGGCGCGCCGCGCTTCGTAGCGGCGCTCGGTTGCCATGTCTTTGTAGTTGCAGTCGACGCTCTCGGCTTCGCTGTTGATCAGGTTTTCAACGTCCTCGGCTTCTCTGGCGATAGCTGTCAGAACCTGCGCCAATATTTCCGGGCAGAGGTAAGCACGTTCGGTTTCCATGAGACCAAGCGCCATTTGGGCAATGGTCGAAATCTTGGTCATCCCTTGCTGCGAGATGCTGTCGATTGTCTGGATGGTGTCGCGCAATTTTTCGGCGCTGGCAGAACATTTGGTTTCCATGTTCGTTCCTTACAGAGCCTTGACGCGCACGTCGTAATAGCCGGGAGAGCTTTGACAGGCTGCTATCTGTTCCGGGGTCATGAAGGTTTTTGCCTTCACCAGGTCGAACACGGGACGGGTGGTCCAGTTGATCGATGCGCGGGCCGACTTCGATTCATGCATCCCTTCGCCGAGGATCTCGATGGCCTCGACCTTGAGCATGGCCAGTTCGGTTTTTACCTTGGCCAGTTGCTGCACCAGTTCGAGGTAGCGATTGATGATCCGCGTTTTGCGCTGCGGGGCGAGTTGTACAATTTGAGCAGTTGCCATGATTAACTCCAGTGATCAATGGTGATGAGACACCCTCGGGCTTCGCTTTTTGGAGGAGTGCTGCATTACCCCCTGCCATATAGACTAGTACGGACTAGTACGCACGTCAACATATTTCACATATGATTTGTACTAGTCTGTTTGTGGCATACTAGTAAATCTATGGAGGTGATATGGAACAGACCAAAGCGCAACGGGCGCTCGCTCTTGTAGATCAAGGAATGACGCCGTTTGCAGCAGCAAAGGAAATCGGGATGGCTCCGAACGGGGTATATCTCGCCATCAAGAAACGCAGGGAAGCAGCCGCTGCAGGCCTGGCAAATTGCCCGTGCTGCGGAACACAGGTCCCTGTCGAGAAAATCAACCGGGATGTGCTGAAGGGCTGATCGCCTTTGTTGTCCACGCCCGTGGACTTGACCGACAAGGAAGAAAATGGAGCAACATCTACTCCTCTGCCAATCCGAAGTGCTCGACATCGCATTTCAGGCAGTTCGCCTGTATGCCGAGACGCACCCACGGCCCCTGCATGTAACGCAAGGGCAAGCGGCCGAAATGCTAGGGATCTCGATGGACGCCCTAGTCAGGATGATGGCGGCCAAGAAAATCCGCCTCAACGAATGCGGGATGATCCCCATGCCCGACATTGACCTGGTTATCGCATCGAGGCTCCGGCGACAGCTTTACGAGGCTCCGAAGCCAGCCGAAGCGGCGCCTCCGGCTGATCCTGTCAAACCGGCAAGTCCCGCGGGTGACGATCCCCCAAGACGAAAACGCGCAAGAAGTGCGACGCCGGATGGCCCGTGGATGCGAATCGTTGAGGTTGAGGAAATGGCTGGTGTCAAAACGTCAGCTATTTACGCATGGGTGAAAAATGGCAGTTTCCCGAAGCCGATCAAAGTTGGTCGGATTTCGCAGTGGGTGAGGACCGAGGTTGAGGCGTGGGTCGAGCAGCAGAGAGCGAAACGGGACGCAGCAGGCGATTGGCGGTGACCCGCTCCGAACTGGTGGCATTGCTGGCCAGCCGTTTTCCTCAGCTCACCGCCAAGGATGCTGAGGTTTCGGTCAAGGAAATCGTTTCCGCCATTGCCGAGACGCTGGCAGATGGAAATCGGGTAGAGATTCGTGGTTTTGGTGTCTTCTGCCTGAACTACCGGCCGCCGCGCATGGGCCGTAACCCGAAGACCGGCGAGAAAGTCGCTGTACCTGGGCGGCGTGTTCCCCATTTTCGACCAGGCAAGGAGTTGCGGGAGGTGGTCGATGCGCTCCGGGCTCCCGGATGACGTCGACGGCAGAACAGCGGCGCCGGCTCAAGGCGCATTGGTCCAAATACGACGAGGTTTCGCGAGCTTGGGCTGAGCGAGGATATTGCTACCCGCCGCCAACCTTTCCCGAACTGCCTGACGACCTTGCCAGCTTGGCATGCGGGGCAAAAACACGCGCCGGAACCCACTGCAAGCTGACGGCGCTACACGCTGGCGCCCGCTGCAAGTGGCACGGCGGCTGCTCGACCGGGCCGAAGACTGACGCGGGCAAGGCACAGTCCAGAATTAACGGGAAAAAGGGCGGAAGACCGAAGAAGCGAAACCTAAGTCATACACCCGGATAAAAGTTGTGGTTCGCCCGGCGAAAACCCGGAATACCTGTCACCCATGCAACCTATTGTCGGTTACTTGGAGTGTTTCGCCAGGTGATCCTCGATCAGCGCTTCGAGAATTTTGCCGACGTTGGTTTCCTGCTCGACCGCTAGCAGCTTCAAACCCTTGTGCAGGTCCTGGCGCAGGTTGATCGTCAATCGTTGATACCCCTCTGGCGCAAAGAATGAGCGCTTCCCGTCGCTACGCTCGATTTTCTTTTCCTTGTCAGGCTCCGGCGCTGATTTGGTCGTTCTCGTCGATTCCGTGGCGAATGCAAGTGCTCCTGATGTATCTATCGCAGGCTTGCTGATCGTCGGAAGTGTTTTTCTCGTGGCCATTACCTATCCTTCAAAAACTTGACCTTCATTGCTCGCTCAATCTCTTTGCCGAGCGCCCGCATTTCCTGCTTAGCCGCTTTGTCTGACCACTCATTTACCGTCAGGCCCCGGGCAATAGCTTCGGCATAAGCCACTCGATAACCCAGCTTGCTTTCCATCTGCTTCAGGTTGAGCGTCTTGTCGGCCTCGGCCGCTAACTCATGCGCCAACCTGGTCGAGCTCCTGAAACGATTCCAGACTATCTGGACATTCATATCGGGCTTGTGTGCCCTGGCGGCGGCTATGGTGGGTAGGAGGTCGCTTGTTGCCCAGACATCCGGTGCCGAGGCTCCAACTGGAACAATGGATAGGTGACTAAGTATGAGAGCAGCCTTGGTTATTTCTGCGATTCTTGGAGGAGCATCGATCACGATGAAATCATGGTCGGCATCGAGCCGCTGCACTTGCTCTACCAGCTCGACGTGGTTGGCTGCCGTGGCAATGGTTATATCGCTCGTTGCTTCGCCACCTCGGCGAATGGTCGCCCAGGATGCGCTGGTACCTTGTGGCATATCGCAGTCAATGAGGGCAACTGACTTGCGCTTGTTCTCGGCAATCATGCCGGCGATGTTCGTGGCGACGGTGCTACGGCCTGCGCCGCCTTTCACCTGAATGATTCCGATGATATGAGCCATGTTTCTTTCCGCTTTCCCCTTCTTGGGTTCTCGGTCTGGTGACTGTGAATCGGGTGTCCTAGTAGATACCAGTCATGGGTGACAGGTATCCGGTGTTGCCGCTGCCTTTGACCTGCTTTTGACCTTGCTTGGAAAACCTATAAAAAAGTGGTTTTCTCGCTCTATCTTTTAAATATAAAAAGAGTCTTGTTAGGGTGTCATGGGTGCAACCTATTCAGCCCCGATAGATGCCATGGGTGGAAGGCATCAAGACTCGATAGGTCGCATGGGTGACAGGTGTCATGGGTGCCATGTGTATAACTTCGGGTGCGCTGGCCATCACTTCTTTGCGCCACGAATCGACAGCAGGGCCTCACGCATATCCTTCGGCAGCTTGTCGAAATCGGCCTGGTTGAAATTGACCTGCGTGTTGTTGTCGCCGGAAAGGATGTTGACCGTCAGGTTCTCGATATTCACTATCTTCGCGCCGCCCAGGTCACCAGTGACCATGACGTGCTTCAAATCGGCGACAGCATCCCTGACGCTGTTCGGGATGTAATCCCATGTCGCCACAGCCTGCGGCCGGCCTGCATCGTCCTTGATGGTGACCTTCTCGCGCAGGGTGTAGATGTTATGCCGCCCTGACTTGCTCTTGGAGATGTAGCCAGATTCCTCAAGGCTCTTTAGGCATCGCATAACCTGACTTTCAGACAGTCCGGCTTTTTCGGCGATTAGATCAATGGCAGGGAATGATCGGCCTGTGCTGAAGTTCGTGAAAGACTTCACTACCAGATAGACCTTGATGGCGCTGCCGTCGAGCCTGGCCATATCGCCGTTATCGATCATGTCTTTGAAAACGTGAAACCACGTTGTCTCGGCGCTGAATAGTTCGGCTTGGTTTTTGTTCATTGGTTGCCTTTTGCGCTGCCGGCTCTGGCGTTACTGATAGGGTGCTTCGGTCGCGCGCATTCTTGCACACAGCCGTACACCTATGCAATCCCGTAGCCGCATACGTATGTGCGTATGCCGTCGCGCATTGGCGCACGCTAGAACACCGGAGCGGAATAGTCGAGCAGTCACAGACCGATAACAAATCCGGCTTGCGCCTAACAGATATTGTACATACAATAAGTCAATGGACATCACTTTCGACAAAGCCAAGGACGCCGCCAACATTGCCAAGCATGGCGTGTCGCTGGCGCTGGCCGCCGACCTCGAATGGGACAGCGCAATGGTGTGGGATGACGACCGGAAGAACTACGGGGAACCCCGCCAATGTGCCCTTGGTCTTCTGTCTGATCGTGTGTTCTTCGTTGCCTTTGTTGATCGCGCTGACGGTCGCAGGATCATCAGTGTGCGAAAGGCCAACAAACGAGAGGTGCTTGAATATGTCGCAAACAGTTAAAACCCGATCGGGCCGGGTCATCGTCATGCCGACCGATGAAGAAGACCGCATCATTACCGCTGCGGCCATGTCTGACCCTGACGCAATGCCGCTGACGGACGCGGAATGGAAGCAAGTGCGCCGCATTGGCCGGCCGCCTGCCGAGGTAACCAAAGAGCGGATCACCATCCGGCTGTCGCGTGAAGTCGTCGAGACGTTCCGCGCCTCCGGCGATGGCTGGCAGACCCGTGTCGATAGCGCGCTCAAGGACTGGCTAAAGACTCATCACCTGGCGCGATAGCGCAGGCAGAGATATTCGCCAAAAAGTCGGGCCTGCCTCCGGAAGAATGGGTGCCAGACGGTTAATCCGGCACCCATTCGGCTATACGCAGCTATGCAAGATGAACATCGCAAACACAGCAACAGCCCACAAACGCCAATCGTCGAACATAACAAGTCCTCAGCAGTAACGGCACTGCCTAGCCACCAAGCGACAACCTGGTGGAGAGTATAGGCAAGAGATTGTCGTGACTGCCCAATAGTGGCTCCTCAACTCTGTGGAGCCACTCCATGAAAACTCTCAAATACCGCGGCCTCTCGATTTCTTTCCGGATCAACGAGGAGCCGGCCGGCGTGTTCTGGCCAAATGCCGACATCGAAGACCCGGATACCGGAGAAATACACCCTGTCAGCGTCCCGCATCATGTCTATTCAGTGCGAGACGGCATCGAGATTGCTGCTCGAGCAGCTGTGCGCCGGATCATAAACGGGACATGGCGCGGCTGATCGCCAGGTCCGGCGCGCAACTGCCAGCCGTCTTAATCGGCGCCACCAGCCTGAACGCCTGAAAAAAACGCCCGCAACCGACCAAGGCCGGACGGGATCTGCAGGCCGGCCTGGTCGAGGCAGACTTGCTTCCAGGTGCAGCGAGACCATATCGAAAACTGTTGCGGAATATGTCCAGGAACCACTCTGCCAACGATCATCAATGGGGCGTCAGGCTTGCACAATCGCTCGCTGTTGCGTTTTCAAGGGTCGATTGGCACGCATGCCTATCTCTGTCTTGTTGCGAAACTGCGGACCGCGCCGCTTCAGTTCCGCCGGTTCGCAGCAGGCCACATACCGCCAAGGCGTCCGCTTGAAAATTTCAAGGCAGAAACGGCCAGTGAGAACTGGTGCAGGATAGGCAGTTGCCGGCGTGTGTCAGACAACGCCAGGCCGCTTTATGGTCGGTGAATTAGCTTCAACCAATAACGCTCACTTCAATCGGTCGGCAGTTTGCGAACCGCTATGGGCAATCGTCGTCAGGGCCGGTCGCAATCGCCGGCAAGCTGTTCGGCTTTTCCAGATTCTGCCGAGACAGCACCTTGCCTGTTCCATCCTTGAATAGCTGCACTCTGTTGAGGCTGAGTTTTGGCCGAGTCTCTTGGCTTCCGTCGTCGCCGATAATTGCGACGTTTCCACCAAGCAATTCAGCCCAGCACCCGTCCGCCCGAATGCCACCACCAAAGAACTCATATCGGCGCATGTGCTGGGCATTGACGATGGGCAAATGGCAGGCCCTGGTGGTGTAGAAAACCTCAAGGATCTCGGTATCAGCGACCGTCTTCATCTCGAACCGCCGGCCATAGCAATGAGTGAGCTGCCCGGTACCGACGAACGCAGACTCCGTGCCCCCCCTTGTGAATAGCTCTGGCGGATAGTTGAGCGCTTTGGGCTTCTGCTGCGGCTCCTTGTACTCGATCAGCTTGGACGTGATGCACTGCGGCGGCCGGCCAATCCCTGCGGGTATCGAAACAACGCATCTTGCGGTGACGCGCATGCTTACCAGGCTGGAATACAACCCGGCGGACTCCGGATCATCCAAGACAATCTCGAAGCTGGACGGCGATGGCTGACCAGGGCGAAGAATGAAGAACTCCCTCGCGTGCAACATCAGCGCCGGCGGCGCCTGCCGTTGGCCTGCCATTGTCGGGCGAGTGACCTTCTCCAGATTGCCGGTGATCGTAATTTCCTGCCCTTCGCTCAGGAGGGTGGGCGAAGGCGAGGAAATTGCCAACAAAGGGTAGGCCATGAGGGCGGCAAGAAATGCGCTTTTCATCGAGTCTTCAACGCTGTTGAAATACACCCAGCATATCACTCGACGTAATCAATTCGGCTGGCCAGTAGTCCCGCCGCTGTCGCCCGGGTGCGTATGGTGCTCCACCGACTTGCCGCCGGCCGTGACGTCATTGGTCACATTGACTGGGCCGATGATGCTGGCCGTCGTGCCGAGGCCGGATGCATTCGATTGACTGATTGGCCCGTTGAGGACAATCGAACCGTTGAGCGTGATCGTCGGGGCAGTAATCGATACCGCGCCCGTCGCTGTCGCCGTGACATCGCCGCCCGACTGAACCGACACATTGCCATCCGTGACCACGTCGATTTCGTGCGTGTCGGGATTGAGTTGAATATAAGCCGCGCCGTCGTCCGTCCGAAGCTGCGCCGCCGTGGCGCTGACGTCGAACTTGCGCGGCTGCGACCGGACTCCGACCAGAGCGAACCCATCCGACAGGCTGTGCATCCGATACTCGAGCTGGGGCTGCACGCCACCTTCTTGCCACCACGCATCGATGCAGCGCGAGGCGAAGACCACCAGGCACTCGTCGCCTTCCTTGATCGGGAAGGTCAGCGTGCAGCCGCCACCGCCCTGCCACACCACCGGACAATCCAGCAGGAGATACTTGTCCTTGACCTCGTACCACGTGCCATCCTCGGCCCTGAATCTCCCTGTGATGGCCGGCCGGATGCTGCATGTATTCTTTGATTCGTCGAAACTGTTGATGATGCCGGGCAAAGCGGTCCATATCCGCGCCTGGCGGCTATCCATGACGACCCGTAGCGTTTCCTCGGGGTCGTAGATTCGTTCCAGTCTGTTCATTGGTCGTTCCTCTTGGCTTCATTGTTCGATTGGTGAGCGGCGCCGGTCATAGAACAACCTCCATCCAGCAGCGGCAATTCGGCAGGCATCCGGCATGGCCGGTCATCTTGTCGAGCGTTGGCGGATCGTTCCACTTGATCAATTTGCCGTCCATGGCGCGGTGCGACGGCCGGACATCGCCATCTTTCGAAGTGCGCCACACGTAGCCATCGGACCCGACATACTCGGCCCTGGCTTGTGTCAGCAATGCAGAAGTCCTCGAAACCTCGGTCCGGGCAATCAACATAGCCCTGCTCTCGGCCACGCTTCCGCTTTCCATGATCGCCTTGGCAATCTCGCTGGCGCGCGCCCCGCCCTCAATGCCCTTGATGGTCAAGTCATGCACTCGCTGCGCGGCCTCTAGCGGGATGCTCTGGACGAGGGTCACCTGCTCGGCCATCAGCTTCCGGAAAAGTTCGCCAGTTGGCGTGCCCAGGATTTCGCGCTGCAGTGCGGCCGACATCTCCTCGCTAAAAGAGCGCCACATCTGTCGATTTTGACTATCCACGTCGTCGACCATGCGTTTGATGATTGACTCGCCCCAGGTGGTGATCGTGACCGAATAGCTGCGAAGCATGTAAATCAGAGACGGCACCTTATCTGGGTTGGCTACCGGGTCAATGTCCGTGATCAACTTCCCGACATTCTTCCCCAGCATCCTCAATCCTCGGCCGAATTCCCTTTCGGCCCGGCTGTTGTTGGCCGGCCCTTTCGGGCGCTTTTTCTTGTCCAGGGTGAGCTCTCTCATTTGCCGGCCTCCGGTTTGATTGCGGCGCTCTGAATGAGCCGGATCATCATCTTTCGAACGAACGGCTCGGCAAACCGCAGATCAACATCCCACAGCTCGTCTTCTCCATTCGGGAAAGAAATGGTCATCGATGCACTCGTCGCAACCAGGGACAGAAAGAGTGCCGCCGACTCGATGGGGAGCAAGATGTCGAGCATCTGACCGTTCGCGGTTGCCTTCATGGTCTCCTTGTTATCGTCGCCGAAACAGGCTGTAACCATGACTTCCTGGTCGGCAGCGAATTGCCAGCCGGCCTTGAACATCGTCACGCCGAAATATTCGAGTCCTTGCCGGCTCTTGATGGCGATGTTTCTCAAGTCCTCGCCATCCATCGGAGTCGCGACTACGGCGAACACCGGAACGCCGTCGCCCAGATCATCGTCAATGAAGCCCCAGAGAAACGGGGTTTTACCTTCGACTTCCTGTGTCATTACTGGGCTCCCAACAGGTTGTTTCGAGAAATGCGCTCATGAACACGAACCTGCTCGTCCGCCACATACCGGCCGACCTCGGCCGGATTGCCGGCCCCGTTGACCGTGATCTGGGTGGTGTTGGAAATATTCACGGCATCTCGCGCCCGGCGTGGCCCGGTGACGTCGTTGTCGCCGGCTCGCTCGTACTCGCGATAAACGATGTTCGATGCCTGCTCGGCGTTTGTTGCCGCCCTGAGCAGCGCGCCAGCCTTGCCTTCGGCGCCCTTGGTCATCTCATAGTTCATGAACGCCAGCTGCTCATAGCCGCTTGAGCCGCGCATGCTCTTGCCGCTCCATTTCTCAAAATCCGCCTGGCGCTTCGCATCCCATTGAGCAAGCCCATAGTGGCTACCGTTCTGGGCGGCAGGGTCGAACGAGCTTTCGTTTTTGATGTTGCCGAGCATCCCGGCGGCCTGCTCTCTGGTCCAGCCGAACCCCTGCAGGACCTTCATCGCCCATTCGGTATTGATGCGGCCACCACCGTTGCCGCTGCGCTTCTTGCGTTGTTCTTCCGCCCACTCGTCCTCGCCTTCATTCAGGCCGCCGCTGTGGAACAGAAGGGCCGCCGCCCCGCCCATCCGGAGGGCCAGTGGAAGCAGCCTTGCAAGGAGTCCGCCGGCTCCCGCTGCGGCCGTTGCGGAGCCGAGCGCAGTCATGGCTTTTACAAGGTTCCAGATACCAGCCACCACCGCCGCCCCGCCCAGGAGGTTGAAGAGAGCTGTTGCGGCGATGATCTTGGTGCTCATGCCGTCCGTTTCCTTATCCAGGGCAATCAGCTTGTCGACCACCCACATGATTGCCGGGCCAGCAATCTCGGCCAGCTCCATGAACAGGAGCGTTATCTCGGCAACCCGGTTTGCTATCTGCTGGCCATTCTTGTCGAACCATGCGCTCAGGTCGTTCAGGTTTCCGCCCAGTTTCTGCGATAGCGCATCGGCGACTTTGTACCCGAGCGCTTCCAACTGGATGCCCAGCCGCCGCATGGCCTGCATGAACCGCTGCGCGTCCTTCTCCATCTTTTCGAAGTCAACGTTCTTGGTCATGTTTCTGTATTCGGCCATGAACTTGTCGATGTCGCCGTTGCGCATGGCCATCAGCATCTTCTCGCTGATTCCAAGCGGCTCGGCTCTAGCTTGCGCCTCCCACCAGGGCATTTTGGCGAGCTTCTTGCCGATGTCGAGCAGCACCTCGGCGTTGTCCTTGGCATTGCCCGCCGCGTCTTCGGTGTCGACGCCGAACATGGACTTGATCCACACCCCGCCGCCCGGTGTGTCGCGCATGAATCTGGCCAGGCCTTCGACGGCTCCCATGGCTTCGCCTGCAGATGCGCCGAGACTCTGGGCCGCATACTCCAGCGCCCGGATACCCTGAACGCTTGCCCCTGTGCGTTGCGATGAGAAGTGAAGCTGCTCCATGTTCGCTGCGAATGACGCAACGGCCGCCCCAACGGCGAGCGCTGCCCCCTCGATGGCAACCACCATCTTCCCCACCTGCTTCGTCGCGTTCTCCACGCCGGCGGTAAAGTTTTTCAAGGACCGCTCGTCCGTTTTGAAGCCCAACGACACCAAGAATTCTCTGATTACTGTCGAATCGCTCATTTACCAATTCCTTTTCTGGTTAGCTTGCTTGTTGGCGCCGGCGCATATCAACCGAACAAATCCCTGGCGCTTGGACCGGGGGCCGGAGATGTCAGGCGGTTTTTGAATACTTCCGGGAACATCGAGTCGGCCGACAGGCAGATCACGTCCGTGTACCACTCGTTGCCGCGCGTATCTCCAGAGTGATCGGCGAGCATCACGCAGTAGATCCCGTCGTTGCTCGTCCTTATTGCGTCGTGAGCTTTGAAGTTGCTGGCAATCTGGCCTTTGGTCATCGCAAGCCCGAACCGGTAGCCTTGGATGCTGGCGTTGTTGATTTGAATGCAGCCACCCACCTTGATGTATGGGTTCAGCAGCGTTTTCACGCGAATGCCGCCCTGTGTTGCCTCGGGCATGCCGACCATGCCGGTGGCGGAGGTGATCACCGGGATCTCACCAGGGACGTAGGCTCCATTGGTCACCATTACGAATTTGCCGTCCTGGATGCTCCAGTTCGTGTTGATGGTTTTTGCAATCTCCCGGAGCTCGTCCTTGCTCATACCGTAGAGCACCTTGCCGCGAGGCAGCCCATTGCCGGCGAGAGATTCTGGAACGTAGCCCTTATCAATTCCTAAAGCGCTCATTCGCGCGAGGACCGCCGCCACGTGGTCTTCTGGTTTCGATCCCGCCGCCAGGCTCATCGCTATGGTTGAGAAGTTGTAGGCGCGATCGCCGTCGGCCGCCGTGATGTCGATGTACGTGTCCGTCGATGACTCCCGGCCGCGCCGGACCTGCATGATCGTGCCGTCGAAAATGACGCTGCAATTTCCTTCGTACCCCGCCTGAAGCACTACCCGGGTGAATTCGCCTTCCACCTTCGCCGCGGTGCTGTCGCTGACGTTATAGACCCGGATGTCGGCGCTGTTCGGCGTCTGCGTGTCGCCGCGACGAACGGAAAATCGAAACCGCAGCTCAGACAGGTCGAGCGCCGCCCGGTTTGGTTGTAGCGGGTCGTCACCCGGCTTTGCTTTCGGCTCTCCGACGATCAGGCTGGCTTTCCGAAGGTATTGTTTGATGGTCATTCTTGCGACCTTTCCATGGTTGATGACCTGGCATAAACGGCGCGCTCTCCAGGGCGTCGGCTATAGGTGCGCGGCAAAGTCATCCAGCCCTTTTGATTGCGCGCGCAGAAGACGCGCCAGTTCGCGCAGCATTTGACGCGCGCCGCCCTTGAAGGCATTGCGGGAAACCTTCGCTTTACCCTCATCGGTCCTGGGCCCGGTGGATTTCGCCCACGGCCTCCGGCTCCTGCATTGTTCGGCCAGCAAAGACCGGTGCTGGGCTGTTCGTTGATAGCTCATAGGCTGGCGCTCCTAGTTTGTTCTGCGAGGTTTGGTTTTCGATCGCGTGAGTGACGTCCTTGGGCAAGGCTTGCCCGTTATTGACCTGCTGCGGGCCGCTGGTGATGTTTGCCTGCTTGGCGAAGATGACCGGAGGGTTCTTGATGGCAGAGAGCGTCTCCAGCGTTGCTCGGCACTGGGACTGCGCACGAAGGTCAATCCGAAGATTGGTCTCGAAGGCTTGGGCGCCGTCGCAGCGCATGCCGCGCTCAACGAGCCGGGCGAACAAACTCTGCAACGCTGTCGCCTGGTTAATCAGCATCGCTTCAGCCTGCGCCAAGTTTCCTCGCTGCACCTCGGCTGATTGGCTCCGAAGTTCGGCTATCAAGTAGGGCAGGACCTCCGCATCGAGAAACCCGGATGTCAGTTCAGAGCTATGGACAACCCGACAGGCGGCCAGCTCGGCAGACGTCAGGCGTTGAGCCTCGGACTTCTTCTGCTTGGCAGACTTCTTGACCTTTTCCGGAGGGCTCGCGCAAGTTCTCATTGCACCCCCTGCAGTTCGTGCTGCTTGGCTTCGGAGCCTTGCTTACTGGCGAACACGCCGGCCGGATTGTCATTTGCTCCTGGGGCTGCTGTTTTTGGCTTGGACGCGCTGGCGACCGGCGCTGGCGGTTCATCATCCCAAACGTGATGCGGGAAAATTTCGTCTGGCAACGCCGAGCACCACGCGTCCAACTTCGCGTAAGTCATGCCCAGCCAGTGCGAACGGTGGCATTCGTCCTCTAACTCCCTCAGGAGGGTGCAAAGCTGCTCAGCGAGGCGCTTGGTGAGTTCGTCAGCCGGGTAGTTCGGCTGAACAAGGCCGAATGATTCAGCGACGTGGCGAAGCTGTGCCGGATGCAGGTAGATGGTGTCCGGCTGGTCCAATCCGGATTGCTGTGTCAGGCAAATGCCGCCATCCGGTTTGCGGCTGAATTTCAGGTCATAGAACTGGCCGGCGCTCATGCTGCTGCCTTCTCGGCCATGATGCGCAGTTCCTCGGCGACGTAATCCTCACCAACCTGGCCGGCCTCGATACCTTGCATGGGTGACAGGTAATATTCGGCGACATGGCACGACTCTTTGAACCGGTTGGCGACATCGAGGCGACCCGTGATCACTGGCCAGCCCATGCCGCGAAGTTGGAAAACGGTGTCAGACAATCGGTAAATGCCGAGCGCTTTCCATGCTGCAAGCGGGTCGACGTGACGTCCTCTCAGGAGTGCCGACAGCAACCGGGCGGCCTGCGTACCATGCGCCGGGTATTCCTTGACGGCAGCCGTTGCCGTGGCGGAAAATTCGTTCAGTTCAGTGCTGTTTGCTTCGCCGACCTCGCCCAGTTCCCGCTGGGCGTTGTCGCGTCTGGGGCTGTGATCAGATTCCATGGCCCACCCGCGGTTGCTTTGCATCAACCCACTCGAAGAACCGAGCCTCATCGAGCAGGACGCGGCGACCAATGCGGATAATGGCGCCGGCCTCGAGAAGGCCATTGCCCGGGATCACCCCATGTTCGGTCTCGCGCTCATCGGCCTTGTAGATCAGATTGCGCAGCGCTGACGTCGTGAAAGCCTTGTGGCGCTGATTGAACTGGCTGACCGTCAGGTATTCACGACGCAGCACGGCGGAACTGGGGGCCTTGCTTGGCGTTTGGCGGTGGGCTTGCATCTAGGTAATCTCCTGAGAATTCCGGCGCCGGCGGTATCGTTTTCGCTGGCGTTTCCCGGCTTTCCCTCAAGTTACCTAGTTGTTTTCGCGCTCCATGCTTGCTGTCTGTATCGTCGGATTACCGTCGTAATCGTTGGCTTAGCGCATGGTTTTCAAGGCTCGAGCAACGCGGGCGGCCAGTGCCTCATGGCGGGTCGTCTCCTCTTTGCCGCTGGATCGTTCCCAGACAATCCCGTCGCCGTCTGCGGCCACATCGATAACGCAACCGCCATTTCCGGCTCCGGCCTTCAACCTGGCCATCACCGAAACAGCGGTGACGCGCTCCTGGTTGTTCAGCATGTCTTTGATCAACTCGTCCAGCTCGATCGCGAGGGCATCCTTCCTGGTCGAAGCGGTGGCGGCTGCGCCGCGGTCATCATGGGCGGCCAGGGCTTGCTGATGCAGAGCGCCGGCGGTCGCGATAAATGCCGGCGCCTCATCTGTGATCACCTCAAGATGCATTTGAGCAAGATAGGCCACAGCGTCACCGCGGCGAATGCCGGCGGCGTCGTAGTAGTTCAGAACAGGCCTGTGCAGCTTGCTCAGCGCAGGGAGTGCGCCGGATGCGATGTCATTGACCACTGCGTTTCGGAATTCGACCTTCGCCGCGTTCCAAGCGCTTACAGCAACATGCTTTCCATCGTGGAACGTTGGCGCCGGCGTCCAGTCTGGCCGGTCTGCTGCAGCGTCGAACGCAGCCAGATATGGGGCAAATTCAGCCCTGGTCATCGAGCTCCGCAAAGGAGGCAACGAGCCCCACAAGCGTTCAAGGTACGCAAGGTCTTCCAGGGCCAGGTCGTGACGTACCCCGCTGGCCAGCTGCTTCTCGTAGAGGAAAAATAGGTCTCCCGTGTTTTCGGGAATCCCGGCGACAGCATTGGTCATCGCCTCGACCAACGCCCACGGCTGGATATAGTCGCCGTCCGGCAGCGCTACAGCATTCTTCTTGTTGAGCATCTCGCGTTCCTTTTCGCGTCCTTGTTTGGGAGCCGCACCAGCCGGGTAAGGGGCCCGGTTTTCGTTCTTGGGGATCAGCCTCGAACTAGGTGCGGCGAAACTTTACTGGCTGGCGGCCACCAAGTCGCCCAGTTTTGGCAGAACGGCAATTCGCAACCAACTGGCGCGGCCAATCTGCACCGGCCGGCTCGCAAGCCGGCGGGCGGTCCATTCCTTCCAGCCGATGCCTTCTTCTTTGGCTATCGCCTCGATGGCAGCCCAGAACGGCGACTCGATTGCCACCGTCGTCCGAATGCCGTCCGACACGACATGCCGCGCCTCAAACCTCACTGCACTATCAAACAAAACCATTCCTCTCGTTGCATAGTTATGCCGCTGCATACGTATGCCCGTATGTTATCCCATCATCACCGGCTTCGCCTTCAATCAGTACGCGCTCAAAACAGGGTTTTGCTGCGTACCTTGCTGCGTACTTTGGACTTGCGTACCAGGTCGGCGGGCATGGCACATCTCGATGGGTGACCATTCCTTTTTTGCTAAGCCCGCCTTTCAATCACGCTACCGCCTTGATCCTGTTTATTCCCCCAGGCGTGACCTAGGTAAATTCCCACCTTGGTTGTGCTTTTTTGTCTCTTTTTTGATGGCGCGGTGGACGCTTGCGTCAGCAAGCGCTGCTCGCCTAGGGCTTCCCTTATTTAGTGATGGTTATTGAATCTATTGAATAACCATTGAGCAATATTGAACTACATTGAAAAACATTGAAGCATATAAATATGTGAAAACTATTGTGCTGCAACGGTTTCGGGTCGTTATAGTATTTTGTCATTGACGAGCCTGTGGCCGGAATCTCGTTTTTCGACTTCAAACCCATAGCGCTGATTGACGTCATCGATCCATTCCTTGCCCTCTCGCTGACCGCCATATATGCGGGCCCATGATCCTTTGACGCCGTGATTCTTCGGATTCGAAACCCGGAAACGGACGCGGAACACACCGACAATGAAAACAGGAACCCCGGCCGGCACCAGCGCTGCATAAACACCACGAAGCCTCCCCATGGAGTCCGCGACAGACTTGTCGAAACGGCCAGACATTCGCGCAGTCTCGCCGCCGAGTCCGCCCTCGCCTTGTGGCTTGTACCCGTGCCGGCTTTTGCAATCTAGTTCATAGATCACCTGCCCCTCGTCATCACCGGCCTCTCTATCCATCGCGGTCACGACTTGATAAATGAACCCGGCGGAGTCGAGCGAATCAATCGCCGAAAATAGTGGCTTCAGCGCTTTTGTCTTCTCATCGGGATCTTTCGGGAATGCGTCGATGCCGAGGACGTGAAGCGATGTCGGGTGCCACACGTACGGGCCGTCGTACTCACCGTGCCACATGTCGTACATCCCCTGGGCAATGTCGTTGAACACCTTGGTCATCTTGTATTTCACCGCGCAGCATCCAGATGGCCGGGCTCCTCCGAACTGATCGAGGTCGTGCTCTCGGTAAAGCACCAATAAAACGCGTGCTGCAACATCACCGCAGCGCTTCAAACGCTTGAGCGGCATGGTGAATTTTCCAATCCCGTCGACCAGGTTGTTGCTGAACCAGATCCTGTCCTCTGCCTTGCCGTCGAAATTGTTCAGAACCCACCGGACTCGAGAACGCTCCCCGGGGCCGTGCGGCAAAACTCCTTTCGTGGCAGCTTCCCAATCTTCGGCGGGGCAGATGATCGAGTTGGCAACCGATTGACCTTTGCCGTGACGGTACTGAATGAGTCGCTTTAGCGCCGCGTCTACCAGGGCGTGACCGACCCCGATGTTTCGATACACCGCCTGGACGCCGGCAGTCGAGAAACAACCGGTTTCATCTGTATATCGGGCAATGACTAGGAACGCCCCGATTTCAACCGCTGAGGCCTTGCTCGCGAGAAGCGTTGCGACGGCCTGGCGGCTTATCCAAAATGACCCGTGGCCGCGCGCAGCATGCTTGCCGGCCGGTCCTTCCGTTTTTGTTTCGGCGTGATCCATTATTCATCCCTTGGCACTGTTGGCCTCTTTGGGTTGTGATTGCATACGTATGTCCTCGCATAGTCGCAGGTCAGGCACCCGCCTGGAATATGCGTTCAACAGCAGAGTATGCCGTACCGGCCTTGGTCTTGGCTTTCAACACCAGCACACTGCACTTCGAGCCGACCAGCCTTTCGGTGTCCACGCCATTGCTCAATTCGTCATCGGTCAGTTCCCGGCCAACCAAACCCGTGATCACCTCGGCCAATTTTCCTTTGACGGAAAGATTCGGGCTCGTTGACTTCACCACCTTGGCACCCTCGATGCCGTTGCCAGCGAGAGTGAACTCGAAACCGACGCGCGGGCCGTATGAATTCTCGAACGGATAAACCCTGCTCAGTACCGCCGAATAAATCCCATCCGGGATCAGTCGAGCATCTGCTTCGCACTTCTGTTTAAGAACCATTTTTACACCTCGCCACGTCGTAAATATCCACATCGATTTACAGCACCGTCCGGTGTTGTAAATTTCCCGGCCCGTTTTGGGCTCTCGCTGTTCGTCATTGCCGGATCTCGTTCATTATTTTGCCCACGGCGGCCTGGTCGAATATCCACTTGCACAGAGCGGCCGCCACATGGCCAGGCATCTTCTTGACCAGGGCGCGCTGCACCTCCGGGTTTCCGTTCTTGGAAATCAGCCGGCGGGCCCCCTTCGCGACTTCGGGCGCCATCGCACGCATGCGGTCGGCGCTGAGCTGCTTGCTCCTCTCAAAAACATCCGGCCCAAAGACAAAAGCCAGCTCTCTCTCAAGCTGGCCTTTTCGTGATTCGGTGTCGTGGTCTATCTGGCGTGCCATCAGGCCTCCTGACGTTGGAGAATGCATCGCACGCTCGATGGATGCCACCGGCCGCCCTGCTTGCCGATAATGCCGCGCCCGTTCAGGTCATCCGCAATTGCCTGCAATGTCTTCCCATCCTGGCGATACTGCAGGATCTCGGCAACCACCGTCGCCTCTGCCTCAACCGCAATCAATCGGCCATCCAATTCAGAAAACCCGAACGGCACAGGGGCGTACTTTTCGCCCTTCGACTTCTTGTGCGCCAGGGCAAGGGTCGTGCGCTCGGAAATCACGTCGCGCTCAAACTCTGACAGGACGGCCAGCATCCGGAACATCATCTTTCCGGCGGCGCCAGTGGTATCGATTCGCTCGGACAGGCTCACCAGGTCGGCACCGGCCTTGTCGAGCTGCTCAGAGATAACCAGCGTGTCCTTGGTTGATCTAGCCAGTCGGCTCAGCGAATACACCACCAGCGCCATGCTCTTCTTCATGCCGGCGAGCGCCGCCTGAAGCCCGGGGCGCTTTTCCATGTTCTTGCCGCTGATGCCGGCGTCCACGTGCACGTCGACCAGTTCGTAATCATTGGCGATGCACCAGGCGGTGATCTTTGCCTTTTGGGCGTCCAGGGATACCCCGGCATCTGCCTGCTGCTCTGTCGAAACCCTGATGTAACCGATTGCTTGTCTCATGGCGCTATGCCTTTTCAGTAAGTTCTCTCGCCCTGGCTTCGTTATCTGCTCTCACGGCCAGAGCGTCGTTCATCAATCCAATGTCAGCTAAATCTATCGTGCCATCCTTCAACGACTCAAAGCGACACATTCCATGCAGCACCGGGGCGAGAAGCCAGTCCTCGCCACCTGGCAGGGATGCCCACGTTACGCGGCGGCCACTTCCACCAATGCCGGCGTCTGGCTCGTAAGCATTCCTTGAATAAAAGGCCCGAGCGAGTCCTGAATGACGCGAACAACCAGCGGGATCATCGCCCCAAGGTCGATGTCGTCGAACATTGAGCATTTGCCAGACTTGCTCCAGACCGGCGCCCAATTGTTACCGGTCGCCTGGCGCTTCACGACGGACAGGCAGGTAGTGATCACAAATTCTGCCGACTCGTCATCCATTGCCGCCAGACCATCCGCGAACGGCTTGATGATTTCTGCCAAGCCCGCCAGGTCTTTCGTCAGGCCGCCCTTCGCTACTCGAACAAACACCGGGATAAGGGCCGGAATGAGCGGCGCAATTCGGCGAGACACATGGAGTTGCGCAAAGGCATCCAGCTTGCCGGCGCGATACTGATTGCCCTGGAGTTCAAATTCAATCATTGCTGTTGTCCTTGTTGATCGGATGGATAAAATATTATCACATACTGGCATACGCCGGTAGTCGCATACGTATGCATGCGTTTTGCTGTGCGAAGTGTGCGAGCCAGACGATGCCTTGAAATTTTCAAGCCGCTCAGACATCGAACAGCCAGAGCAGGATAGGCAGTCGTCGGCATTTGCAATGCATCGCCACTTTCACGCGTGACGGCGCCGTTATGCTCAGCGTCACCAATAACGTCACGCGTAACGCTTTCGAGGCCGATCGCTTTTTATAGTCGGGAAGTTGCCGCATGGACGCCGGCCAACTGCCCCCTGTTTTGGTGGTAACTGCCCTGGTAACCAACTGATGGTAACCACTCGAAAACATCGGTTTCCGTGGCAACCGGAGTGGCAACCCGTATCTTGGCAACCCCGGTTTTGCTGTTTCATCGTCTGTAACAGGCTCTTGTAACAAGGGTGCTTTGCCGTGGATACCTGACTGGATACCGGCGTATTGGATACTGGCTTGCCGCGTACCGGATAGCGGCGCTGGCACCTATCCTGCCCTAGCTCAGAAACTTGCCAATTCGCATCAATCCACGTCGTTCCACATCGGCCAACGTCGCTCTGCATCAATCCACATCGATCAACGCCCTGATGCAGAAAATCCAGCTTTGCAAAAATGGCAGACCCCCCGTTGACCATATAACCTGTATTAACGGGCAGACCCCCCCTTGACCTCGAAAACTTTCAGCAAGTTTTCTCAGAAAAACGCCCTGCTTTTCGGGTCATGTGCCATCAATACGGTGCCGCCACGATGACCGCATACGTATGCGACCACACAAGCAAAAGGCCGGATATACCGGCCTGTGTTGGGAGCGAACTCTAGTGCCTGGTTCGATCAGGTAACAGTAAGCGCCTCATCTCAACGCATCCCCTGTGACTGGTCGTTACTACGGACAAGCCAACAATGTCGCCCTTCCGAATCGCAGCAGCAAGCTGCAATATGGCCACCGTTACCTCGTCAGCGAACGGGGCCGACCTGACAACGCCATCCGCCTCAACCGTGGACAATTTCGCCTCCATGAATCCGGACATGTGCAATGGACTCGATGTCATTAG